GGGGTATATTTTTTATAAAAAGTTATTCAAAAGTTATACACAGGGTTATCCACAGGTAAAAAGTAGGTTAAATGTATGATTATAAAGGGTAATCATAAAGTTATCCACAGATAACCCCCTCCCTTATTATAATATATATATATTTATATTACTATATGGACAAAATTGGTAAGGATTTTCTTAGGTGCCTGGCTAATAAATTTGCTAACAGATTAAAAGTGAGACACTCTACCCCCCCAATATGCTATAATATAAGTAATGAATTTGGGATTGTACCAGCACATCTCTCCCCTCCTTGTTGAGGGTCCCTTCTCCCTTCTGTTGGTACAGTCCCACCTTACAAAGGAGATTAAAATGCGTGGACCAGCAAAAATAGCAGGATCAAAGATGGGTTCAAGAACCTGTCCTACATGTAAAGGAACTGGTAAAGTTCCTGGAAAACCTAAACCCAAGCCAATGAGTAGTGGTAGTAAAGGAGGTGGACGAGGTGGCCCAGGGGATAGAGGTGGAGCAGGCAAAGGTCCAAGCGGTAGCGGCAGATCGCGAAGATCATAATTAAAATTTAACAAAGGATATTTAAATGGCTGTTAACCCTGTAAAACGTAGGGAAGGCAAGGTAGTGCACAACAGTGTGTGGACCACAGCAAACAAGAAGAAAGTAATTGAGATGTTTGCTTGTGGGTCTACCGTTGTTGAAGTATGCAGGTTCCTTGGTATTCATAAGTCTACGTTCTACCGCTGGCTAAAAGACGAAAGAAAGGGTGATTTCCAGCGAACCATTGAGTTAGGTATACAAGCTTCTGAAGCTTACTGGATACAGATAGGTAGGGATAACCTAGATAATAAATCATTTAATACATCACTATATGCATTCATGATGGTTAATAAATTTAACTATAGATCCACCTATTCCAAGCAAGAAGTAGAAAAGAAAGAAACCAAGACTACAACTGTCGAGGTTAAGAAGGCTGTTGATGTAGAGTCTATAATTGATAAACTAAACGAAAGTATGAAGGAGGGGGAGCCAAAGCTCCTTAATTAATATGCCTAAAGTCGGAACTAAAAAATTTGCTTATACCAAAGCTGGTATGAAAAAAGCTAAACAATACGCTAAATCTTCTGGCAAGAAAGTACAGAAGAAGGCTCCAAAGGGGTACTAAGATGGCTAGTACAGGCGGCGGCGGAATGGGAATGGGCGGAGGCCCTGATTCTGCTCCTGGAGGATCTAGCTCATCGTCAGGAACCGGTAATGCTCCTGGTGAGGGAATGGGAGCTGATGCATTTGGTGGAGGCGGACAAGCATCTAAAGATACCAGCACTATAGAAGGTTTTAGAGCTGCTCTTGCTAAGGCTTTAGGTCAAGTTACACAAGAACAAAAAGATACAGCTGTAGAAGCTCAAGAGGAAGCTGCAAACCAAAGAGCTAGAAATGCAGCAGTAGAGGCAAGAGATAAGGCAATAAGAGATGCTGCTGATCTTGGTGAATTGAACAGTGGTATGATGGGTATAGACAATGATGACGATAATGATAGAGGTCTTCTAGGTCCATCAATAGATGATCCTCAAGGAACTCAAAAAGGTCTTGATGCAGAACAAGCAGCAAGGGATGCAATGGAATCCAGTAGAGATGTTAATAAAAATGTTGATATAGGTATTGGTCCTGAAACACCAAAAGATGCATTTAGAAATGAAGAATCTAAAAGGATGGGCCAAACACTTGAAGCATTAGATAGAGATCCATCCCCAGAAGTTGCTAGCGCATCGCTAGATGATGATCCTTTTGGCGGCACTATGGCGGAGAAAGAAAGAGAAGCTCTTGCCTTATCTTTCGTTAATGACGCAGAAAAAGAATACGACAGAATAATGAAGGAAACAAAAGCTTTTAGCAAAGAGAGATCTCTAGCTTTAAGAAATCTTAACGCTATAAAAAATACAGATTTATTTTCTAAATCTTATGCTATTGCAAATCCATCAGCAATGAGAGACATGTTAGCAAAAGCAATGGCTTTATTTTCTGGATTAGGGCCGGCAGTATCTATTGCCAAAGCTATAGAATCAAGAGCAGTTAAAGCTGGCATGTTTGACAGAACAACTTTTGACCAAATGATGTCAGCATTGGATGACCCAGGGGCTTTTGGACCACTAGGAAATCCTTTAGGGACAGGAGGGGCTAACCAAAATAATCAAGAAAAAAAGATAAGAGATATTTTAGCGGTGGTAGAGCCTTGGACCAAAGGTTTAAATAAAAGACAAATAGAATATTATTACGATAACGAAGAAGAGCTTGATTGGGTTAGAAACCTTTACGAACAAATGAATAAAAGCGCGTCTGCTTAATGATTGAAGATCTTATTGTAATGTTAATTTTAGATTTTTTGCTAAATATTTAGGTGTAATATAATAGGTGTACAACATGGAGAAAAAAATGGTAGGTAATCAAATTAGAGCTATGGATAGAATGTTTGAGCGCATGATGGGTATGACGGGACACCGTTCACCACTTGCAATGGTAGAGTCAACAATGGACAGGATGGAGTCGATGCTTAGCTCGATTCCAACCAACAGTGAAGAGTTCACGGTATGGAAGCTAACTCCTACGACGTATAGGACTGAAGTTCAAGAAGATGGTTCCATTCTGTTCAAAGTTGTTGAAGGCAAAAAAGATAATGGTTGGTCTGAAGAAGCAAAGGGACCTGACGTAGAGAAAAAGTGAGTTTACCAGAGATATCCAAAGATGTTTTTGCTAATACAAAAAATGCTGAAGCAGCCATCAAGTTTGCTCAATGGGCGCAAGGTGCAGAGTACGATCAAGTCGTTGCTGCATATGCTAAGTGTCATAGCGATCCCAATCTTGATGATACTTTTATTCGCACTCTCGGTCAGCTTGATAGGTATTATCTTGGTGTTTTCCTCTGTAACCGTCATGACATGCTTCACCCTTGGATATATGAAAGATGCCGTGAGGTCGAAAATGACAGAGATAGAAGACTCGATCTTTGGGCGCGGTTTCACTATAAAAGTACTATAATAACTTTTCTTGGCTGTGTTCAAGAAATATTATGTAATCCAGATATAACAATAGGTCTTTTATCTTTTTCTTCTAAGCAGGCTAAGCCATTTTTGCGGCAAGTTATGCAAGAGTTAGAAGCAAATGAAAAGCTTATTAATTTATATCCAGATATATTGTACGAAAAACCTAGGCAGCAAGCTCCAAAATGGGCAGAAAATGAAGGTCTTTGTGTAAAAAGAAAGTCAAACCCTAAAGAGCAGACGGTAGAAGCTCACGGTTTGGTTGATGGGCAGCCAACAGGTAGACACTTTTCGTTAATTATATACGATGATGTTGTTGTTCAGGAAAGTGTGTCAACTCCAGAGCAGATAGCAAAAACAACCACACAATGGGAGCTATCATTAAACCTTGGGTCTACACATAATCCAAGATATCAGTACGCAGGTACAAGATATTCCTACGGTGACACGTATGGTACAATTTTACAACGAGCAGCGGTAAAGCCTCGTATACATCCAGCCACACACAACGGTCAAATGGATGGAGTACCAGTGTTTCTTATGGATGAGCGCTGGGAAGAGATTAAAAAAACAACTTCTACATACACTGTAGCTTGTCAGCAGTTACTAAACCCAATTGCGGGCAGTGATGTAGCGTTTAAATCAGAGTGGTGGAGAGAGTGGGAAGTAAGACCATATACTATGAATGTATATATTCTTGTCGATCCAGCTAGCTCAAAAAAGAAAGGGTCTAACCGTACAGCTATGTGCGTTGTTGGTGTTGATTCGTTCTATAATAAATATTTACTCGATGGAGTTTGTCACAGATTAAGTCTTTCAGAGCGTTGGGACTATTTAAAAAAGTTGCGATCTAAATGGAAGATGGCCCCAGGAATTAGAGAAGTAAAAGTTGGGTATGAGAGGTATGGGGCTCAATCGGACATAGACCATTTTAAAGAAATGATGCGTATAGAGGGGCAAAGCTTTCCTGTGTACGAATTAAACTGGGTTGGTGGTGGAGGGTCACAATCCAAGAAGGATAGGATACAAAGATTAGAGCCTGATCTAAAAGATGGTTCATTTTTTTGGCCTTACCCAACAGACAATAAAAGACTTACATCTTTGCAGTTAGACGTAAAAGACAGGAAGCAAGAGTTTCTTATGTCTAAAAAAATAATGCGTAAAGATGAAAGTGGCGTTGTTTATGATTTAGCAAAATGGGTAAGAGATAACGAGTACAATCTTTTTCCTACAATTCACCCTGATTTTTTAGACGCACTATCAAGAATATACGATATTGACCCAACACCTCCAGTTATTCGCACCTACAGGAATCTGGAGCCAGAGGCAGAGGCAGCTTATTAATGGCAAGAACAAGGAGAATAGGACGACGAACTTATCAACCTAGGCGTGTAGCCTATAGGATGAGTAACGGCAAAGCTTTCTATGAAAAGCAGCCTCGCGATATTCCATATGGGGTTCTTCCTTATGTTCAGCCTACGTACTGGGTTGCTGGATATTGTGTGGATGATTAACTATGAACCATATTAAATATTTATTAGCGACTATAGCTGCATTTACCTTTGTTATGTTTATTGTAATGTTTCCCGTACTATTAAAAGCGCAAGAAAAAATGCCTGATGATATGTACGAGTTTGCTGCACCAATGACGTTTATGTGCGTCGATTCGTTTACGCGTATGATGGAGATTCTGGAAAAAGATTATCAAGAAATTCCTATGGTGATCTCGCACCTTACTCCATCAATGAGCATGGTCTTGTTTGTCAATCACGACTCAACCACAAGCACTGTTGTAGTGACTAAGCGCACAAAAGAAAAAGAACAAGCTTGTATTGTTTTTGGTGGAGCCTCTAACGGAACTTCATTTTCTTTAAATCCTAATCCTGCTTTTCCGGTAGAAACGTAATGACAATACCACCATACTTAATTAGTGCCATTATATTTTTAATAGTCCAAACAACTACCGCAGTGTGGTGGGCCAGTAGTATATCTAATGATGTTGAAATGCTTAAACGTGACAGAGATGACATGGCTATGATTATAGATAACTTAGATGTTTTATCCTATAGATTAGAAACATTAGAAAAAATGTTACAACGAGTGTTGGGCCCAGAGGCTAGATAATGGCTGAAAGAAAACAAAAGCCAATACCTAAAACTACTACAGGAAAAAAGCCTAACTTTAGAAAAACTAAAGCAGGCGCAGGAATGACAAAGGCGGGAGTAGCCGCTCATCGCAAAGCAAATCCAGGATCTAAACTTAAAACAGCAGTAACAGGAAATCCTAAGAAAGGATCTAAAGACGCTAAAAGAAGGAAGTCTTATTGCGCTAGATCAGCAGGACAATTAAAAAATTCTAGCGCTAAAACCAGAAATGATCCTAACTCAAGAATAAGACAAGCAAGGCGTAGGTGGAAATGTTAAAGAAAATTAAAAAAGTTTCTAAAGAGCTTGCAAAAGCTTCTAATATGCATAAAAAACAATCTAATGTTTTAAAAAAATTAGCTAAAAATGCTAAGAAAACAAAGAAGAAAAAATAATGGCTTCTAAACCAACACCTAGCGATCCATCTAAATGGTCTTCTGCAAAAGCAAAAGCAAAAAGAAAATTTAAAGTTTACCCTTCCGCTTATGCAAACGCATGGGCAAGTAAAGAATATAAAAGAATGGGTGGAACTTGGAGCGGTAAAGACAATAGAGTAAAAAAACGTGGCAAGTAGTAAAGGTGGTCTTGGTAAATGGTTTGGAGAAGAGTGGACAGATGTAAAAACAGGAAAAGCTTGCGGCAGAAAAACTGCTAAAGGAAAATCTAAAAGACCTTACCCTGCTTGTCGCCCTAAAAAGGTAGCATCTAAAATTTCTAAATCAGAAGCTAGCAAAAAAACTGGGCCTAAAAAAGTTAAGTGGTCTACAACAGCAAGCGGAAGAAAAAGAAAAAAATGAAACATCTTAATGAAAATAATGAAACGTATCTGCAACACTTACGAAAGGCAATGTCTATATCTGGCCTTATGTTGGTTGGGAGTGCTTCTGCTTTTGTTCACAGCATTGCACCATTTGTAGCAGTAAATACTACAAGTAAGATTTGCAGTAAAGTTAGAGATAAACTAGAACACAGGAGATGTGTATGTGGGAAAATATAGTAAAAACTTGGAACGCTCTAGACCGAAGGGTAAAAATAGTAATTGTAATAGTAGGAGCATTAGCTATTATGTCCGCAATATTTGGATGGGGATCGCCTGCGCCATCTGTGCCAGTACAATAGGTTGTCAGAGTCTAAAAGAATCAACAGTAGTAGCAACAGGGTCAGCAATAGGTGCGGGTGTTGGGACTGCGATCAGTGGGGGTGTAGGTGCACCGATACTGGGAGCCATGACGGGTGCCTTTGTGACCGATGTAGCGACGGAGGTTTTGACAACAGGCCAAGAGCCTCAGACTATTATCAAGGCGCCTGATAACTTTTTTACTTTGCTTCATAAAATGGTAGAGATAGGGGGGTGGGCTTTAGTATTAATATTCGTATTGCCTATGATATTAGGATGGGCTTTACCAGGTCCAACAAAATTAAAAATAAAGAAAAATGATTAGTAAATACGCAGCATCAATATTGTTTTGTTTTTTTGTAAGCGCAGGTTTTATTACTGTTGTTGCTGATTATAAAAGCACATTCTTAATAGGTGCTGCTCAGTATAGTACATTATCTTGGCTTTCAGATGGATCAAATAATATCTGGCGAGAAAAGGTAATAGAAAAATTAAAGTTAAATGGTGATACGCATGCAGATGTAATGGCTAGAAACCATGATCCAATGTTTAAGGTGGTTGACGGTGTTAATAGAGTTGCTTGGCGTGATCGTCTTAATAAGTTGCGTGATAAAAATTTGGCTCCTGTAATGTGGTTAATATCTGATGACAGCCCTAAAGTTTACAAGCAGGGGCTACAGAATCAAATAGATTACCAAAACCAAGTAGTAGACGCAGTAGATGATTTAGTTAGTCACTACGTTGTATGCCTTGAATGTGATGAGTATTACTCTGCACAAGAAGTTAGCGTTCTTATACAGAACCTTAGAAAAAAAGGCGTGAATAAGCCCATTGGAGTTCACTTAACACCAGGAGTAAAACCTGAATATTACAAAGATGCAGACGTTATATATTTGCAAACTGGTTTTAATCTAAGTGAGTCACAATTCAGAAAAAGTATTGAAGAAGCACTTAGGCTTGGTAAGCCAGTTGTCGTATCTGAGTATAACCTCAACGGAACAAGCGCACTGGCAAAAAGGTATGGAGACATTGCTTGCTCGTACAAGGGAGTTGTGGGAACTGGAAACGGCAGAGGATCAGCAACCTGCGAAACAATGCAGTGGGATCAAGGGCAAACAACTAAGTCCGAATGGGACAGATGGGAAGACTTTGTAAAGAAAAATGATGATGAATTATACGTATTTGCTTTAGCGCTAGTTACTATTAGTGCTGCTAATTTAATTGATCTTCCTTTTATGGCTACGTTTAACTATGCCACAGAAAACTACTATGAATTAATGTTACTTAGACCTATTACTGAAACTATAGATGCTGGCGTAACTATAAGAGATAATGGAAAAGTAATGGCTTTTGGTAATTGGAGATTTAAATAAATGGCAAATTTAATATTAAGGCAAACAAAAGGTAGTCCTCTTACGTTTGATGAGATGGATGACAACCTTAGTAACTTAAATAATGATAAATTAGAGGTTATAAATAATCTTAATATCTCAAGCACAATGGATATTAATTCTGATTACATTGCTATTTATGATGCGTCTACTGGCGACAATAGAAAGATACTAGCTAATGCTACATCTTTTTCAAATAGAACATTAGTAATTAAAGTTATTGCTGACGGACTTCCTACTTATGTAGGAGACGGAATTGCTAGGATTGTTACACCATCTACATTTGACGGGCTTAGGCTTAATACTGTTGGTGGGCATGTATACACAGCTGCAACAGGATCAACAACAAACATTCAAGTGAATAATGAAACCAAAGGTGTTGACATGTTAACCACTTTGTTAACAATTGATGCTGGAGAAAACGATAGTAAGGATGCCGTAACGCCTCCCGTTATCGGACCAAACAGTTTAGTTGATGAGTTTGATGTAATAAGATTTGACATAGATCAGATTGGATCTACAACTGCTGCCCTTGGATTAGAACTTAGACTAGAGTTTCACGCTTGAATTCATTTAAAGGCTATCCACCTTCTGTTCAAGTATTACAGCCTATTCCAGAAATATTTGTTGCTGTAAACTCTGATAAAGAAGAAATAAGAAACAATATAAAAAGCAGCGTTTCTCTAGGATTGCCGCAGGTAAAACCGTTTGAAACGCAGTGGGGTAAAGAAATATGTCTTGTTACTGGAGGACCATCTCTTAAAGATACCTTTCATATAGTAAGAGAGAGATACGAAGATGGCGTTCCAATTGTAACAGTAAATGGAACTTATCAATATTGTCTAGACAACGGAATTATTCCTAATGCTTTTATAATGCTAGACAGCAGGGAGTTTAATAAAAGATTTATTAAAACTCCAGTAGACACATGTAAATACTTAATGGCATCTCAATGTCATCCAGAAGTATTTAAAATGCTTTCAGGCCGCAATGTTTGGTTGTGGCATTGTGATACCCAAGAAGAAAACATAGACCTTCTTAAGGATCAATACGGAAAAGCATATGAAGACTTCTTCCCTATTATGGGTGGCTCTACGGTAACACTTAGGGCGTTACATTTGTTAAGAATTTTAGGCTTTCATAAGTTTGAAATTTTTGGTTTTGATAGCTGTATTATGGATCATCACCACGCATATGAGCAGCCAGAAAATGATAAAGAAGAAGAGATAGATTTGGTTGTAGGTGGGAAGCAATTTAGATGCACTGTAGCCCATTATCATCAGGCAAAGGAGTTTGTTCAGTTAATAAGCGTTACAGGCTCAAGTTATGATCTTATTGTTCATGGCGAAGGACTTATATCACACATCATCAAAAATCCAGAATCGTTAAAGGAGGCGGCTTAAATGGCGGCTACAGCATGGAGTTTTTACAATAGTTTTAGAGAATACTTAGGTAACGGTCAATTTGATCTTGACGGTACTGGAGTTAATTTTTACATGGCATTGCACACAAGTGCAGCAAGCGCAAATATTAATAACGTTGCTTTGTCTACTCAAGCTTCACTAGCTAATGAAGTAGCAAATGGAAATGGTTACGCTACTGGCGGAAAGTCAGTAAGCGCTCGCACATGGGCATCTGCAGCAACAAATAAATATAGGTTTGATTCAACTGCAGTTGTTTGGACTGCTACTGGTGGCGATGTATCTAATGTTAAATACGCTGTTATTTATCAGTCAGGCGGAAAGCTTGTATGTTTTTCCCGACTAACCACAAGCCAGTTTACATTAGCGCAAAACAATACACTTACCGTAACGCCTAGCGCTACTGGTATTTTTGAACTTACTTAGGAGGGGCTATGGCACTAGAAACAGCAAACTGGGTAACTCAATTAGTAAATACAAATCCTACAGTTTCAGACCCTGTAGCAGAAGGCGATGACCATCTTAGAATGTTAAAAGTTGTTCTTCAGAACAGCTTTCCGTCTACTTCTACAGCTGCTATTATACCTAACGTTTCTGGACAGTCTGGAAAATATTTAACCACAGATGGCACTGACACTTCATGGGGCACCGTAGATGCGGCAACCCCTGGTTTTGCGGTTGCTATGGCTATAGCTCTATAGGAGAGAATAATGGCACAAGATTTTGAACGAGTAGCAGCATCAGCGGTAGGAACGGGAGAAACAACCCTTCTTACAAGCAACTCTGATGATGCATTAATTGGTATTAGAGTAACTAACATTCTTACATCCGCTGTAACTTGCGATTGTTACATTGATAAGACAGGCTCTGGTACTGACTACCACATTTGCAAAAGCCTAACCATTCCACCCAGTTCTTCTGTAGAACTTATTCAGGGTGGCGCAAAGGTTGTAATGCAAAACACAGATGTCCTTCATATTAAATCTAACACAGGATCTGCTTTAGATGTGTGGGTTTCATATGTAGATAGCATTTCTACGTAAGGAGGAATCATGGTTGAAGTAGTTAATGGAAATCAATATATAGGTCAAGAGCCCGCAAAAGACGGGTTCTTTATTCATCAGGAAACTATTGATGGGGATCATACCATTGAATCAGCAGTTCTTGCAGGGCCAGTAACTATGACAGGCACAATCATTGTTACTGGTACATTGGTGATCGTATGAGCACTATTAACGTAAACGCAATAGACAAAGAGTCTGGCTCAACGCTTACGTTGGGTGGGGCGGGAACAACCGTTGCAGTTCACGCATCGGCTACTACGTCTGGATTTGATTCTGGTCTTGCATCGGTACAAACTTTTACCTCATCAGGAACTTGGACTAAACCGTCTGGGATTACAAAAGTAATGGTGGAGGTTCAGGGTGCGGGTGGTGCGGCGACTAAAAGCGTTACTAACGGAAATAGAAACGCCGGAGGCGGTGGTGGATACGCTAAAAAACTTTTGGATGTTTCATCAATTTCTAGCGCCACTATTACAGTAGGTGGTGGAGGCGCTGGATCAACATCGAATGATACAAAAGGTGGCGATGGTGGCGACAGCAGTTGGGCTGATGGCACAAATACAATTACTGGGTCTGGTGGGGACGCCTCAGAAACAGGTAGTTATCTAACTGGACAGGGTGGAGCGGCTACTGGCGGGGATGTAAACGTTACTGGTGGAACAGGAGGCACGACTACAGCGGCGGGAGAGGGAGGCAATTCCTTTTTTGGCTATGGCGGTAAACCTCAACATGCAAGTTCAAGGGCAGGTGGTTTGGATGGTGTATTAGGTGGCGGTGGGGCAGAAGTTTACGGAAGTTATCCGGCCGCAACTCACGCAGGAAATGGCGGTGACGGCATCGTAATCGTGTGGGAGTACAAATAGATGAAATACGCAATCATTAAATCAGGCATCGTTGACAACATTATCGAATGGGATGGCAGTTCTGAATACAACGTATACGGCGTTCTTATTGAAGCAGATGCTAACGCATGGATCGGAGGTGTTTACGCTGACGGCGCATTTGTAGCACGACCACCAGAACCCGAACCAGAAAAAACACCAGAACAAATTCAAGCAGAAGCCGACAAAGCATCTGCCGTTTCCAAACTTGAGGCACTGGGCTTGACCGATGCTGAAATCAAAGCACTGTCAGGAGGCTTGTAATGGCTAGTGAAATTAAAGCAAACAAGATAAGCCCCGCCACAGGTACGGCTTTCACATTAGGTGATTCGGGGGATACGTTTACGATCCCATCAGGTGTAACGCTAACAAATAACGGTAGCAGTTCTGGCTTTGATAGCGGTCTTGCGTCTGTTCAATACTTTACCAGTTCAGGAACTTGGACACGACCAACTGGGATTACAAAAGTAATTGTAGAAGTTCAAGGTGCAGGAGGAGCGGGAGGCGCAAGCGGTTCAGTTGCAATCCAAATGCAGAATGGTTCGGGAGGCGGTTACGCTAGAAAATTGATTGATGTTTCTTCAATTTCGACTGCAACAATAACCATTGGTTCAGGAGGAGCGGGATCAACATCAAATAGCGGTGTTGGTGCTGATGGAGGTGATAGCATTTGGAGCGATGGAACAAACACTGTTACAGGAAGTGGAGGTTTAGGCGCAAGGAATATTACTTACAACACTACTTCTCTTGGTGGGGCGGCAACAGGAGGTGATTTAAATATTCCAGGCACTAATGGTGGCCATTATAACAAAATCGTTGGAGCATCGTTTTTAGGTATGGCGGCAGACCAAAGACTTGCTGACACTACTGCACTTAAAGACGGTAAAGGTTATGGCTCTGGAGGCGCAGGGTCGCATCAAGGAGTACTTAATGTTGCATCTGGTAGTGGTGCTGATGGAATCGTAATCGTAACGGAGTACAAATAATGAAATACGCAATTGTTAACTCTGGAATTGTTGAAAACATAATTGAGTGGGATGGCGTTTCTGAATTTAACGTGGATGGTGAATTAATTCAAGTAGACGCTAACGCAAAGATTGGTAGTTCATGGGACGGCAATGTGTTTTCTTTTGTTGAACCAGAGCCAGAACCAGACACACGAACTTATGCTGAAAAACGTAGAGATGCATATCCGTCTTGGCAAGAACAAATGGACATGATGTTTCACGACCAAACAGAAGGCTCACGCACTTAGTTAGATGCCATTGAAGCC